GTCTCGTAGAGTGTCCAAAGCTGCTGTCGCGAAAGCGAAAGCTAATGGGTTAACAACTGAATACGAAGCCCTTGAGGCTAGCCGAACGAGGCTCTTGAAGCCCTGGCGTTATCATATGTCGGGGCTTTTTTGTTGTCGAAATTACCGCTGACCTAGCGGGGAAAAATGAAGGGAGAGACAACATGGCAATGCAATATCAGACCACAGACCCGAGCGGTGACAATTACGTCTCACCACAGAGCGCGGACCCGAACGCAGCAGGATATGTTGCGCCTGGGCCAGCCAATACCGTTTCCGGCGAACCGCTAGGAGGGGTAACCCAAGCCGCAGAACCTCCGGCGGCAGTTCCGAAGGTGACATTCACTGACGAACAGCAGGCGGCAATCAATCAGATGGTTGGAAACGCAAGGGTGGAAGGGCGAAATCAGGCACCGAACGCAGTTGAGTTGTCGGAGATGAATCGGAAAGTCGCAGCATACGATGCAGCCGAAGAAGCCAATAAGACGGATATTCAGAAGGCAACCGATGAAGCGACTACCTAGAAGGAACGTGCAGACACAGCTCAGGGGCGGGTCAATGGAACTCTGGTAGGCGCAGATATTCGGGTTCGAGCGGTACAAAAGGGTATCATTGACCCCGATGCAGCCGTAAAGCTCATCGACCTTGGCATGATTACGGTGTCGGATGATGGGATAGTGTCTGGGACGGATGAAGCCTTGGATGCTCTCTTGGTGAAGTCGCCGTATCTTAAAGGTTCCCCCAATTTGCTTCCGCCTAACGTCAACGCAGGAGGCGTCACCGCCGCAGCGAAGCCAGCAGTGTTGTCTGCGGAGCAAAATGCGTTTGCAGACGCTCTAGGGGTTCAACGATTGGACTATGCAGCAGCTATTCCGAAGCCTGGAGAGCAGGCGTAACAATAACCTGAAAGCCGGATAGAACGGATAAGGAGGAGTCATGGCAGCTAATGGATTTGTTTGGAAATACAACGTGTCGGGCGGTCGCCCTCTAATTCTGACCTTCCTCATGAAGGACACGGAGACCTTCACACGCGGCGATATGGTGAACATCGAGTCTGGCGAGGTTGACCTTGCTGCGACAGGCGATGCAGCCCTTGCCGGTGTCTTTGTAGGGGCGGAAGACCCTGCGGACGCCACGGCTGGGAATCCTGGCATTGTTTCGGGTACAGACAGCACTACGGTTGTCCAAGTTATTGTGAGTCCCGATGCTGTGTATGATGACAAAAACGACACGAGCACTCGGCTTGCTGGAGCACTCTTGGACATCTCAGGTGCAACCGGAGCGCAGACAGTCGCAGCTTCCAGCAACACTGAGTTCGTTGTGGTCGAGCGTAAGCGATTAGCCGCTGACCCCACTCGTATAATGATTATTCCCAACTCGCATTACCTGGTGAAAGACCAGTAATTGTAGCCCACATCCTGTAAGGGAGGATTGTCGATGCTTGTAGCAGGTAATTTTGCAGACCTTCTGGAGCCTGGACTCCGGAGAATCTTCGACCTAGCCATGTCTCGTCCTCGGCCCATGATTGACCAGTTATTCGGGGTAGAGACTAGCACCAAATTCGCCGAGCATTATCAGGGAATGGGTGCGATAGGCACAGTTCCTGTGTTCGATGGGACAGTACCTTATGCCGACTATGACGCCGGATACCGGACGGACATCCGAAACTATGAGTTTGCCTTGGGGTTGCAGGCAGAACGCAGACTCATTGATGACGACCAGTTCGGTGAAATACGACGACGTGGTGAGCGTCTAGCAGATGCTTTCTCGAACACCATTGAGACGGACGCAGCTAACGTGTTCGTCAATGCTTTCACCGATGGTGGCACGAACCGCATGGGTGCTTCCACCAACGGAGCGGATGGTGTAGCTCTCTTGAGTGCTGCCCACCCACACAGTCCCGCAAACTCGAGCACAACCCAGAGCAACGAAGGTACTCTTGCTTTGACGCTGGCGAACCTTGATACAACACGTCAGGCCATGCTCAACTGGACGGATGACAAGGATAACCTCCTCAATGTCGTCCCAGATACTCTCTTGGTTCCAGCGGAGCTGGAGCGAACAGCTACCCAGATTGTGGCCCAACGGGCAATATACGAGCCAGGGTCGGCCCAGTTCGATGTCAATATGTTTGCCGGACGAATGAATGTTGTTGTCTGGAACAGGTTGACAGACGCGAACGCATGGTTCTTGGCTGACAGCCAATCCATGAAGCGGCATCTCATCTGGCAATGGCGCATCCGTCCTGAGTTCGCTCAGGAGAATGATTTCGACGGCCTACAGGCGAAGTTCCGTGGCTACATGCGCTACGGCATCGGGTGGGACGACTGGCGGTTCATATTCGGACAGAACCCGTCCTAAATAAATAGCTAAATATCGTTGGTGCTGGTGGTAGGGAGGCTGGACTCGTCCTCCTAGACTCCCTACCACTGGTCACTAGAAAAGGAGTGACTGGCAATGGCGAATGGTACAAACTTCAAAAACGGCCTCAAAAGTCGCGGCATCCCTGTAGAGGGGCTGTCCGGCGACGGTTTGTTTTCACTGGACGAGTACGACGTTATTTACGTTGACGGCACCAGTGGAGTAGACACCCAAGGCGGCAAAGGTGCATGGAACAACGCTGTAGCCACCATCGAACAAGCAATCAGCGTCAGCTCAGCCAACGACGTCATCATAATCAAGCCCGGGACGTATACGGTTGCCACGGCTGACTTGCCCCTGACACCGAAAGCCAATCAGGTTTTCATGAGTTCCATTGACGGGCCAATTCCTAGCGTGTTCATCACCGATGACGGTGGTGGTTCTGATACTGACCTTATTGATATTGAAGTCGACAACGTGAAGTTCGTCGGCATCGAGATTCTGGCAGGTCATGCAGACGTTGCTCGGTTGGTCAAGGTGTCGGACTCGGTAAGCGTAGATGGACTGACGTTCCTCAACTGCCGTTTCAACGGTGTATCTCGTGCAACAGTCAACGGCATCAGCGCAATTGACGGCACATACATTCTGACCGGATTGCTTGTAAGCAACTGCGACTTCAACGCCTTGACGGTTGGTATTGCTATTGGAGTCAAGGGAATGGCGCTCAGCCGAATCAACGACAACCGATTTACGCTGAGTTCCAACGCTGGCTCGGACATCGGGATAACCCTGGCGGACACGTCCGCTGCGGCAACCGGTTATGGGTGGGAAGTCAAGCGCAACTGGTTCTTGGGGCCACCCGATGCAGGCAAGGACGCCGTAGCTATCGAGGTCACCGGAACCGAAGACACCACTGGCCTTGGAGTCATTGCTGACAACCGCTTTGCTTATACTGCGGTAGCGGCGGTGACCATCGACATTATTGGATTCGGCACCATCCAGAACTACACTGGTGATGCAACTGGTGGACTCCTGACTGACGTAGGCAGCTAAGCCTAGTCGGCGGCACAGTACGTTAAAACAGACCGCCGTGGTGGGAGTCCTGCCACGGCGGTCTTGATTGGGAGGTTGTTATGGACAAAATTGTCTCATTGCGAGAGTTGGATGAAATCGCAAACATCCTGGGAACCACGACGGCAAGTTTTTGGCCGTTCATAGAAGATAAAGGTATCACCGTAACCGGATATAGTGCGGTGGTCGATTTGATTCCATCCGAGACGTCCGCTGCTGCGGAGGCTCTGGAGGATGACTTCAGCCCGATGCTCCACTATGGCGGAGTGCATACCTACCATTTCCAACCAACGGGAGACCATCATTTGTCTGGGCCTGACGCTGCTGGCTTTTCGTTTGGCAATGCTTCTGCTGACTCTGCGTTTTCTGTTGGTGCGCTCATTATCCCGAGTGTAGTCAATGACAACACGATTCTTGCCAAGTACGATAGTGCTGGCGGGAAAGAGGAATACCGGTTTTACATTGACTCAAGTGCCAAGCTAGCGTTGGAGTTGCATGATGCTTCAGCTTCGACCAAGGAGGTTTCGGCAAGCGATACTGCTTTAGTGGCGAATCGTGCTCATCTAGCCATTATCACGTATGACGGAACCGCAGCAACTCCGAAGGTTCTGGCCTATGTCGATGGTGTTCTTGACAGCGATTCCGCCGGAGGGACTACTGAAACAGGCGCATACGTCGCAATGGAAGCCGGAGATGCACCTTTGACAATAGGATGTGCCGGAGTCTCAGGAACTCCCACAACGGAGTTCCACGGTCGGATTGGTCTCCCGTTTATCACCGGAAAGGAACTCACGCAGGTAGAGATAACAGCATTGTGGAATATCTACCGTGAGTTGTTCGGTTTATAGGAGGGCTTCATGGCGATAATCCAGCGAACTATTAAAGTGGCGACCACTGGCTCTAACGCCTCTGCTACTGGGTCGGCGCAGGAGTCATTCCCTGTCGGAAAGCTCCTGGCGTGTCATTATAATTTTAGCGGTAGCGCACCAGGAACAACCGATACCACGCTTACGAAGGTTGGCGGAGACCTGACTGCTGTCACGATTCTAACCCTCACCAACGTGAACACGGACGCTTGGTATTTCCCGATGGAGCAGGACGATGGAAACACTGGGTCGGCTATCACTGGAAGTTACCAGCCACATGTAATCCACAACGGCCTTTTGGTGGCAATAGCCGGAGCCGATGCCCTGAGTCCCTGCTTGACTCTCACCGTCTTTGTGGAGGTCTGATATGGCTTTTAGTTACACCGCAGGCAGTACCGCTGACGCTGACCGCGTTAGACTTGAGCTTGGAGACACAGACGAGGACCGCGCCCTGTTCAACGACGCAGAGGTCACAGACCTATTGGAACAAGAGTCGAGCTACCTAGAGGCTGCGGCTAGAGGGTGCGAAATTTTGTCGGTTCGTTTTGCTCGAGACTTCACTTTCACGGCTGATGGAGCTAGATTTGAAAAAGGCACAATGTCCCAAACCTACGCCAACAGGGCAAAGGAGTTGCGGGGACGTGCTACGAGTTCTGGAACGGTCATGCCGGAGCGTCACGATGGGTACAGCGACGACATCACCAGTGATGAAGCCGTCTTAGGTGTTCTTCAAGATACATTTGAGGCCGGACGTTTCAATACTAGCACTGGGAGAATCTAAATGCCTGACCAGTTATTGACCGAAAGCGACAGGGCATACGCCCGCGTATCGGCTCTACAACTGATGCCAGAAAGTGTGACGATTCAGACGTATAGTTCCGAACAGTTGAGCACCGGCGGTTGGTCTCAGGAGTGGGATGACTCCTACCTTAATGTTCGGGCCAGAATCAGCGCCCGAAGCGGCCTTGCAGGTCAGGAGCGGCGTATCGCTGACCAGATTCAAACGGAAGTCGATTTTCTGCTCACGCTGCCGTATGACCAACCGATAGCAACTAAGAACCGCATCTTATTTGAAGGACAGACCTTGGAGGTCGTGTTCGTTGATGCGCTACGGAGCCTAGACACCGCTCGTCGATGCTTTCTGA